AGAAAATCTGAACCCCGTACTGAACCAGTTATTATCCATTTGTTTGGATCATCTGGTGTAGGAAAATCTGGATTAGTCTACCTCTTAGCTCAAGATATTTGCGCTCAAGAGGGATTAGCTAGTGAGACTATGGACGAGACATATTTTAGAAATGTTGAACAAGAATTTTGGGACGGATATCATGGTCAAATGGTATGCGTTTATGATGATTTTGGACAAATGAAAGATGTGCAAGGTTCTCCAAACCCTGAATTTATGGAAATAGTGCGTTGTAGGAATATAGCGCCCTGGCCTTTACACATGGCTCATTTAGAAGATAAAGCCCGAACCCGTTTTACATCTCGAGCTATAATTTTGACATCCAATGAATCCCATTACCTGACTCCATCACTAACGTGCCCTGAAGCTTTTGACAGACGTTTAGATTTAAGTGCTAAAGTTAAAATTAAGAAAGAATTTCTTATTCCTGGAACTGAGAGATTAGATCCCGAAAAGGTTTCTAAACCCTTAGATGAGAGTGTTTATTTATTCTGTTTACATGAGAATAAACGCCCTCTACTGGATAGCAAAGGAAAAGAAATTTGGCTAGATTATGATAAATTTTCAAAAATGTGTGTTAGTAAATATAACAAAATGTATTATTCTTCTAAACGTAGATTAGAATGCTTACAACAGCGTAGCCATGATTTGAAATCTGAGAAACCACAGAGACCTGAAAAATCCCAAATGAAAGCTCAAATCAACCTTGACGAGATTACAGTAGACCGTTGTATTCAAGCAACCGTATGGTTAAACGCTAGAGATCCTCCTAATCCTTTTAACAAATCTGCTCTTGTAGATGATAAAATTATAACCGAAGCGCAGAACAAAGACCTTTTGGAATTAGCAGTTAAAAGTGAAGATTATTTTGATTTTATGGTTGCTGCGAGTGAATATTGCATAGCTAAAGAAATAGATTTGCTGCGCGTTATAACTCCTGAAGAAGCTAGTGTAGACTATCGTGCTCTCCATCAATCAATTTATGATCGAAAACTTACTGAAAATAAACGCGTAGGTCCCTTACGGAACTACGTGGATTATATGTTTGAAAGATTAAAGCTGACCATAATTGACGCATTTCACCGTATTAAGGATACTGTGGCCAAAAACTATATTACATTTGGTAGCATAGCTGTTGGTATAGTAGCTTTGTACGGTCTGAAATCTTTCTTTGCCCCTCCTGAACCTAAGAAATCTGCAGTTAGTAAACCTATGAGACAACCAACTCCTTCCCGAAGAGAACAACGCAGTAGTAGTGTACCACCACGTGGACATTCGGATATAGTCCCAATACCTGAGTCTCGAGAATTGGAAAAGCGAAGACCCAAACGTATTGTAGCAGAAATGGATAAGGATAAGTGTACCGCAGAATCTCGAATAGAAGAAAAACGTAAACCTAGACGTGCTGTTGCAGAATTTTGGTTCTCTGGTCCAAAGTGCACTTGTGATGTTGATGCTTTGGCTAGAGTTTGCTTGGACGCTGTTATGGCAGTTATTCCCGACTTCGTAACTTCAGATGATAATTGTAAGGATAACGGAACTCTTTGCTGGTCATGTTTTACATTCAAACAATATTGCGAGAGAGCTATTATGCCGGTGTTAGAGGCTAACTATCAGA